GGTGATACTTTTATCATCGTGAGTAAATGGAACTGAAAAAGATGAAAAATTTGAAGTGACAGCGAATAAAAAGGAATAATCTCCGCAAGTACGTGCATCTGCCGCGGCGCCAGTGACTGTTAATGATTTATCAATAGGAGGATTGCTGGGGTTTGTAATATTAGTCGAAAGCCATTTAGTAGTTTCACTCGAAATCGATGGAATCATAATAGGCAAGAAAGTACCATCAATAACCATTTGATTAATTTTTTTATTGATTTCTTCCTGTACGTCCAGATTATCAAAATAACTTTTGATAAACTCATACAATTCTTTGTAGCTTTTAATTAGACTTGTCTGCGCTTCAAACATTTCTTTGACCGTTTTAAACAGTATAACAAATTTGTTTTCCAGACTCAATGTCCCATTGAAATCATACGGAATCCCCCGTACACTTGCGACAAGTTCACAAGCCTGCGTAATCATCTGACCGAAATCGGGTAAATTGGGAAAATCTGGAATCGTTGGTTTCTCTGCCATTGTTATTCCTCCTTAATAAAATTGATAGAACAATTCTCTGCAATCATCGCAAATACGTTTGTTAAGATTAAGGATAGTATCTCGGAATCTCTGAACTTCTAACGAGTAACTGCCGTCAAATCCTTCATCTTCAATCGTATCATTGTTATCTGCATGATATGTGTCATTACTGTTCGTTTTTGTCGTATTTTCTCCATTGCTTACCGCACTATTATGGATGGTATTTTGACCCCGATCCATCGTAGATGCGTAATTCGTTCCGGCGAAATTAATCTGTGGATTGTCAGAGTGAATATTTTGTGTGTCGTTATTTGTATCAGTTGACGTTGTGTTTTTTGCTGTGCTGTCTCCCGAGATTACACCTGTTCGTGTATCGTCTTTCGTACTCTGTACTTTCCGCGTACTCTTATGAGTGATAAGTGGGTTATACTCAAAAGTAATACTCCGGTACAACTGTTCATAGTATGGCATATTAACCGTAAGAATCTTTTTTAGATGATACTGAAATTCTCCGATTGTTTCCAGTCCGATCTGTTCCCGGAAATACTGTAAACAGAACGTTTTTTCGAACGCAAGTTTTGCGGTTGTATATTCTGGAGCGGATGCATCGACATAAAAAGGAAAGTCAAAATTGAAGATTAAAGGAACGGCGGCTTCGATCATATTATCAATGGTCTGATTTTCGAGCGGCGAAATAACATGATCGGAAATGACCAACTGCTCAATGGTATTCGTCAATGTTTTCGTTTCGTAGTTATAACTAAGAAACATTATTCCACCTCGCTTTCCGGCGTGTTGTTTCCGTTGTTTTCCGGTGTGTCGTTTTCGTCATTTGTTGTGTTGAAAACATCCGGTCGGTTAATCGGTGTTACCATTTTAGAGTTAAAATGTACATGGATATTTAAACCATACATTTTATTAATAGCGTCAAGTCCTCGCTGAATGGTTGCCAGATTACCGTTTCTTGTCAACTCAATTTCTCCATCGTTGTAACTCGTTTCCGCGGAAACCAGCCGTTCCGGTTTTTCAACGCCGCTTGCTTCGATTCCAAGGTCTGCCATACACTCTGCCACTTCTCTCTGCGCGGCGGTATCAAGTTCATTAAAAATTGGCTGTACTTTCAGATCAATCGTATCAATTTGAATCTGTTTTCGTATATCGTTTTTTGCTTTGATAAACGGAATGTTTTTCACCCATTTTTGAATGAAGTTGTCAATGGATAACTTCTGAGTGCTATCTCCGCTGATGACAACTGGCGTCCTCTGCTGAATGACGTTTACCCTTGTTGACGCTTTTTTCTCCGCCAAACTCTGCGCGTGCAGAATAATGCTTAGAATTTCCGGCACGGCAAAAGGTCTGGCGAAAATCAGCGCGCTTTCTTCCTTATCTGTCTGTTCATAATACTGACCATTCATAGCATAAGCAATCCAATCGGTCGGGATACCATAAATATCCGGTTCCCCAACCAGATTAACACCGAAAACGCCGAAAAGTCCGGTGATTGGTTCTTTTTTGAACAGACACATTCCCTGCCATAACAGATAGGAGTTGAGCATGCGCGGCGGAATCTCATCCGGTAAACCGTCATACTCATACCGCGATAATGCCAGATTGACAAACTTGTCAAAAAAGTGCCGGAAATACATTTTTTCTTCCGGTGACGTATTCGGGTTGCTTTCCCAGCGTCCCCACACTTCCTTGTTACTCACCCGATACGGGTTATTATACATGACATCACCTCCTTAATCATTGGAAAGACCATAGTTTCCAACGTCATCCGTGTGCCAGAACGTAACCCCGCGGTTAAACATTGCCTGCAAAAAGTTGATATCATCTGTAACGCACGCGCCATGTAATCCGCAATTAACCGTTTTGACAAAATTCCAATTTGAACGCCCCGTAATATTGGGTACTTTAATTTTGTGCGTTGCATATCCGTACATTGTGAAAAAATCGTCGATTGTTTTTGCCATCTGAGCGGTTACACTCATCACATGACAGTAAACTTGACTGCCGAACAATGCGGCGGCAACATAACTTCCAGATGAATTGCCTTTTGCTGTCGGTGGAATCAAATCATGACTTTCTTTTTGTGCGTTAATGTTTTCGTTCAGTAGATATGTTCCGGTTGCCGCGGTATAAATGCTTTCAACGCCAGCGGCTAAATTTCCGCTTAATGCTCCAACTAATCCTCCGGCTAAATTTCCAATCTGCGATATTGCATTCTGCTTTTTGGAATAGTCCCACAAAGGACTAGACTGTGCTAGAAAAGCCTGATAGCCGTCATTCGTCCACGCACACTGTGGGAAATTATTGATGATAAAACCGTATGGGGATTTTGACCCACCAGTACGTTTATATTCACGCGGAGCCACAAAGATTGCCGGAATATTAAACATAACGCCATACACCTGCATGGTTAATGCTCCATTTTTACCGTATTCGAAATTAAAAGTATGCTGTATTCCCGAACCATCGTTGACCAGACAATAACAATAGGGATACTGATATAGTTTATTATTTTTCGGGACATAGCCGTCAAGTGCATTTGGTTGAACGGTTACTTGTGTATAAGCAGATTCATCTGTCTGGAAACAAGCTTCTGGTGCTTGATATACATTAACAATCGCATCTCCGTTTCCGCTTTTGACGTAATTCTGGATAACTGTGATTAAGTCCGTATATTTTGTTTTCCGAGTAAATGTCAACCCCGATAAAATTCCCTGATTGACAATGGGTATAATATTTGTTCCGTTTTCGTCTGCACTTGCACTCAAACAATACTGCATCTGGCCGAGATTCAAAAGTTTCTGTTCGCTCGGATTGTCCACGTATTCCCCCGTTTCCAGATTTTCTGGCACTAAATTAATTCCGGCATAATCAGCTTTTTTGTCAATATGTTCCCTTTCCACATAGCACGGTTGAAGCACCACATTGTAAAAACTGTTCTGAAAACGATCGGGTTCGAAATAAATCTTAAAACTTCCGTCACTCAACCATTCTACCCGCGTCACAAATCCGAAATACCACTCTTCCGTATAAGGTTTATTCTGAAACGCAATATAATTGCACTTTAAAAATTCGCTCTCATTCCCTTTTCCTTTATAAGTCAGTTCTCCCCATCTCACGGGCGCGGATTGCTTAAAAATATGAATTGCTTTTTCTCTTACATGAGCCAGACAGCCAGCTTTTCCATTTTCATAATAACGCACATGTTCATAGTCATTTCCCCATTCAATCCCACTTGCTAAAATTACCTCTGTCTGCGGGGAAACCGCCGCCACATTTTCCTGCGGCGGCATCGGAATGAAATTATCCATGTTTCCTCCCTCTTACTTAATCGGTCGTAAAGTAAATGGTTGCCGTTGCGGAAGAATTGAATCGGCTTGTAATCACAACCCGCACACTTTCTGATTTGTTTGCTTTCTGTTTCAGATTCTTTTCGTCTTTTGCGATTCGAAGAATGGTTGTACCAGGAATAACAAACGTATCAGAGGAAGAGTTACCATCTACTTTTACGTCTACTGCTTTATCCGCTGCGCCAGTAGAATTAAACGCAAAATTTCTACCGAAGTCGACATCTGTTCCAGTTTTCACCAGTCCTACGTCACTTGCGGTAATGGAAGAAACATCAACCGTCTCGGTCGTAAACACGATGATCGGATAAAACAGGGAATAAGAGAACATCTCTTTTACTGTATACGTACTGTTCCAACGCAGTCCGCGATTAACGTTATCCTGTACCATCATGCGGTACTGTTCTCGGATTTTGAAGAACCGTTTGTCAACCAGTACAGCCACGATACCATTAGCATCGTTAAAGTTATCAATTAAAACCTGCTGTGCTTTCGGAATCATCCGGTCGAGATTGTACGCGCTTGCATAACTGTCAACGTTCATCGCGGCTTTGGTATCCGGGTCGACAAACAGAAGAATGGTATCTTCTTTTGCCGCCGATGTCGCGCCAGCGAAATTATACAGCGGGTTCGGGAACTGAATCTTGTCAATATAGGACTGAATTTGTTTCGCCAGTGCGTTCGCGGATGCTTGATCTGTAACCGCATCCACATGAACCGGATAAATATGTCCAGCGGACTTTGCGGATGCGATCAACTCTTTCGCTGTCGTAAATTCATCCCAATTACAAGCGGAAACAACACTTTCCACTTTTGCCTGCACCAGACTTCTGAGTCCGTAATCATCGAGAAACGCGCCGCGCATATCCTCAAACCAGATAGTAACCGGGTAGTCTTTGTTGAAATTGATGACATGATACAGCGCCATGATGTAGCTGTCATAAATGGCGGTAGCATCTTCGATACTGATGTTGGCATTGTGCGCGTAACCCTGCGCAAAGTTTACGTAAACCTCCTGTTCACCGTTTCCAAACGGCATGACGTTACTGTTTAACACTCTAAGCGGGTTGCGGAACGCTTCTGTACTGATGGACTGGCTGGCAATCAGATTGACCAGTGCCGGAACAAGTTCGTTTCGCGCCATCGGGTTGTAAGGGTCAGTCAGAGTTTTCGCAATATCCGCGATATTATCACGCGTTGCCACAGGAACTCTGTCACGGTAATCAACACTCATCGTCTGCCGAACGGCGTTCAGCATGTTAATATTTGTCATGTCAAGTTTTGCCATTGTTACTCTCCTTTTCCGCTCATGAGCTGAGACATATCAAGATCATTGATACTTGTTGCGATGTCTTCTGATTCCGGCACTTTTTTGCCAAACTCGGTTACTTTTGTGATACTTCCGCCGTGGGAAATATCAGCCCAGCGGCTTTTGATTTCTGCGATCGCGGAATCATACTTTCCGCGCAGTTCGTCCCGTTCTGCGACCAGCGCGTCACGTTCGGACATCAGAGCTTCGATGTCGGTATCTTCGGTTTTGATTTTTTCGCTGATGGCGGCAATCGCATCGCCATGCGTTTCGATGTTTCCAATGTCGGCAACAATTTCTGTCCAATACTCTTCTAGTGTCATTTTAAAACCTCCTTTTTAAATTGGGATATAACCAGATCGGCATTTTATGCCGTTTCGGTTTCATAGGATGCGGCGGCTCAGGCGGTTCCGGTTGTCCAGTGGACAGATACCGAAATACCATAATCGCATTGTTTAATCTTTCAGAATCGGATAGATAGCGGTTCCCCACAATCCATCCGGTAATTGCAGAATCTTTTGCGTGTTCGGAAATATAATGGAAGCACTCGTGTGCTTTTTCCTGCCGAAAAGCTAGCGTTCCATCGTCACTGATTCCCTCCCAGCCTTTCATATAGGCGGCGGTCAGTGCGTCCAGATCTGTGCTGTCACTGTGTAAAAACGCCTGCAGATTTCCGTAAGCACTGGCTGCTCCTACGGAATACCACACATTTTCATAGATGAAATATTCCAACTGTGCGTTTCCATCGTCCCGGCTGTACCCGTTCGCGTCTAGCCAGTTAAATAATTTTGTACGGCGGTCGGTGACGGCGTTATCCGTCCATTGCCCCAAACCATAACCGGGCGAACCGACAATCGTGCCTTGCCATAAGCCTGGGTTGATGGTTGATTCCTGCCAGAAGTTGCCGCAGATGGCGGCAATCACATACTGGCTGATACCGCTTTGTACCTCAACTGGGTATCGGTACAGATACGTCCATGCACTATAGGGAGATACAAACGTATTAATAGAAACCTGTCTGTCCAGTGGGTAGCTATCTGTGTGCGCCCCCATGGTATACCCGCCGCCGTCTGCCGGGTCATATACCATTTCGGTGTGACCGCTCCTCCATAAAATATCACCTTTTTTCCATGGCTGATTGGCTGTACCTTTTTGGAATCCAGCACCGATCAAATATCCGTCCATGCTACGAGTCGTAAACCACGGGTTAGATGCTAAAAACCCGCCGACCGTACAACAGTAACTCATGAGAGATGAGCAATCATAGTAGGTAATACCTCCTACGGTCTGCCCCTCACGATACGTTTGGGAATAACCCACGTTTGGAGCATTACAAATTTGTATGCAAGTATGATAAGCAAGCGTCAGATCAGCCACGTGTCAGACCCTCTTTTGCTACATATCCGGTATAGACAATTTCATTAACGATAGCTTTCACAAGATACCATTCTCCGGTATAATATCCGTAGTTTCTAACACTGGTTCCGGCTGGCAACGTCAAAATGACTTTTTTATCCATTCCAGCACCAACGCGCAGATGATAACGATCGTTGGTATGATAGGCTCCGGCGATTTTCCGGTCAAAACTACGTGCGGACTCGGTCTTGATGCATTTCTCAATAAGTTTCTGCGGTTTTTCGTTTTTTACAACATACCGATAATGTACGGTATTCTCATAGGGGAGATCATAATAAGGTCGAACACAGATTTCTTTTCCTGTTTGATCTCCCGTCTGCCCATCAATACCGCCATTTTCTGACTGGCTGGCGTGTACGATGTGTGTAGCATCGGTTGACATTGTTACATGATGACCAGGCGCGAGATGAATATCCCCCCGTCTCCACGGTTTGCTGCATTTTACAAAACCAACGTTTTCCAACTGTTCACCGATATTTCTTGTAGTGCTGTAAATACTGATAGGGAAACCCGCCATTGCAAGTACCGTTGCCACAAACGATGAACAATCATAGTCCGGGTCATTCCGGTGTACCTGTGAGTAACCATGCCGATCATCAGCGGCGATCTGTTCCGCCCATGCAACTGCGTTTTCGATTTTACTCATTCTTTCCACCTCCTAAGTGCTGGCAAAGCGAATTAATCGCGGTTGTATTCGCGTCTACACTTTTCCGTATTGCTTCCATTTCTTCCTTGTGTGCGTCTTTCTCTTTGACAAGATACCAAAACAGCGCGCCGCAAGACACGATTGGAAAGCCGAGACTGCCAATTAACTGCGTAACCATTGTCACATCCATTCGTCCACCTCCTTATCATTCCATTTCAACCAATCTTCAATCTCACTAACTTTATCACACATAATAAAGTTATGAATGAATCGAACTGGCGATTTACTGTTATAAGAGTTGCCATCCATGAAAAAATAATCCCATAAGTAACGGATATGAGATTCATAATTTTCATGTGGGACGATAATCAAAGTGTCTTTCTCATCACCTTTATATCGTACCGTATAAGCAAGATATGCATTTTCTTTTTTCATCATTCCGACGATCATATTAAAAACGATATTTGCCATCTTTGCTCCTTTCTTCCTGCCCATTAAAACAAGGAAACCTTTTGACCTGCCAAGGACAGGGCGGCTTACTCAGCCGTGGCAACCCCTCTGAAAAAGGTTTCCCCGTATTTTCATGATACATCGGTTCTGTCCGTCTGTCAAGTACTTTTGTCCGTCATACGCAACCTATTTATAAAGATCAATTCCCAATAACTCAACCGCCATATTTTTGCTGTCTAGATCGTCAAATCGCAAGTATGCGTTCCGGTACGCGTCAACCAGATTTTCGAATAGATAATCATAGTGTTCCAACATAACCGTGTTCTGTGTGTGATCACCGTCCCGAAATACAGCGACAAAATTACAAGACGGGTTATAGTTGTGAGTAATATAAATGTAACCCTCTTCGTAATACTCATACACCCCATAACTTTTTCCGCTGTGCTCGATCGTAAACAGATACCGCGACCGTCCGGTCGGCTTCTGCACAAACACGGCATCATCAATCAACATCTGATCTCCTACACTCATGCTCTTCATATAGTGTCCGCCGCGGAATGCTTTCAGAGCAGTATTTTCCCACATCGCCTTACTAGCACTGTCATTGTGCGTAAATTCGCACACAAAACCACTTCCATGCATCATTTTGGTTTCTTTCTGATACCGTTTGTGGATGCCAAAAAATACAAAATAGGGATTAAGTAAAGAAATATTATTGGATGCCATCACCAGTTTAAACCATCGGGACTGACTTCCGTTTCCGCGGCTAATCGTCAATAGCAACGATTGCAGTTTTTCAGATTCCCCTTTTACGTATTGTCCGCTTTCCATGCTGAACTCGTCAAAAAGCAAAAAGTAGATATCCCGAAAATACGGAGACAATTTTTTTACACTGTCCATCTTACTTCCAAAACTAAACGCGCATCCGAATGGCACGCCGTCCAGAAAATACCGCACAACATTTCCGTTTTTGTCCAGATTTTTATAGGTAATCACACTTCCTAATTTAGGATACATTCTTAGCATATCTTCGTACATTGCCGCCGCTCCCGTCATTTCCCCTTTCGTCCGGAAAATCCATCCGGTCTGCAATCCGTACTCTTTGCACAAGATACAGCTTGCCACGGCGAATGCACTTGTCTTTCCGGCGCTACGGTTGGAACACGTAATTGCCACTCCAGCGAAATCCCCGTCCACGTCCGGCTCTGAAAACAACCGAATCGGATTGTAATACTGAATCGCTTTCCCGTTATCGTCTACCGCTTCAAATTTCACATTATATTCAGCAAAAAGTTTTTCCCATTTGATATCATTCCAAAAAATCATTGCTTCACGTGAAACATTTTTGTTTCACTTCCTCCTTTCTAGCATTTCCACAACCCGCGCACCGCGTCCCGCATAATCTATGTTAACCGCCAGTTCCCCGCCAGAAAAACCGCAGACAATCTCACGTTTATCGCACGATGATCGCACGTTTTGACTGCGGATGGACGGCGGTGAAAGGCAGAGCGTCGCTAAGTATAAAAAAAGCTACGCTGGAAAACGTAGCTTTTTTACACGTATGGAATGAAGTTTATAACACAAGATATAGTAACAATCAACTACAGGTAAACTAATCCTCAAGTTACCGTCCGCCAGTCGGGGCGCGTGCCCATATCATGGTAATTAGGCAAACGGATTAAATTTTTCCGTATCGCCGAATTTGTGTACATTTACCGCGGAAAGGTAAGCTGTGAATCCCTTGTCGCGGCGGAATTTACTTTCTCCGATGGAGATGAACAGGTCAACTACTGCGCCTTTGCCCAGTTCGTCAACACTGGAAACGGTGTCGCTCTCTACGCCGTCTTCGTAAAAGTCAACGTGATAATTGGTCTGCGTTTTCACGTACAAATCAGATTCGGTTGTTTCCTTTGCAGGAATCCATTTCGCTTCTGCGGCGGCATCTTCCCCAAACTCCTCGATGATTTTTTCAAAAATGGCTTTCTGCTGATCGGCAGAGATAGACGCGGAAAGAACGCTTTTTCCGTCTTCCTCTTTTGCGTAGGTAACAGTTACGTTGTTTAATTTCATTTTAGCTTTGCTCATGATTTCGTTCTCCTTTTTGATTTCATTTGTTAGGCAGAACCGCGGCGCGTTGCTTTGATCGTTTACGTCTTATCTGGACTATTCCAGACCGCGGGTTGTTCGCTTAGTCCAGTCTTTTTGCTTCTGCAAAAAACTGTTCATCCGGCATCTCGTAGTGGGCGGATACGGTGTCGATTAAGACACAAACGGAATCTTCCGGCAGTCCTACCGAGATGACAGCATCTTTTTTGGCTTTCTGCGATTTTAATTCTGAGTCAGACTCAAAAAAACCTAGTTCCTGTCTTGTTTTTCTGTCAATGACAGCGTACTGCCATTTTTCAATTTTTGTGCGTACCATGTTTTTTTCTCCTTTACTTTATGTGGTTATTATTTCTTACAAGTATTATAATAGCACTATTCTATCAAAAAGTCAATACTTTTAAATAAGAAAAAGAAAAAAGATATCCAAAAATAAAAGCAGAATAGCAAGGTCTATTTCCTCTTCATGCAAAGCACAGATCGTTGCGATTAAAAGTAACATAAAAAAGATAAAAAATCTCATTTTATTCTCCTATTCCGGTATCACTCCGTCTTGAGAGTTTACCAACACTTCATAGTATTCATTTGATACTCCTAAGGTATAAGTGGTATCAATAATTCCAATGTTACTTGCTGTCAAAATTTCTTCCCCGTTTACTTTGATGTAATGCGGTTTGGTGTTATTAAAGCAACTGATCGTTCGTCCGACATTTTCCATTCTGCGGCAGAGACGGAAATTATTACAGCACTTTATATTTTCCGCGCCTAATTTTTTGTTCATGCCAGCGACCGTAGACGTAAAACGCACGGGGTCTTTGCCGGATTCAGCAGCTTTTTTGTCCCATTCAATGCCGCAGTATTTTTTCGCGCCTAACGTCTTAAACTGGACATACAGATCATCCATATCCCATACGCCGAGAATGTAGCGTTTTTCGCCTACATCGCAAAACGCGGGAATGTCGTTTTCAATCGCACGTTTGGCAAGTATTTTGTTTTTAGCTTCAAATTCTGGAATGTGTGCTTCTGGATGCAAAAACTTAATACTGTCCGTGTCGCAGTATACTACATCCATACCAACCACTTCGAGCATATCTTGTAACTGCTTTCTTGCATGGGCGGTAACGTAGATACCCCATTGATAGTGTAGGAAACTATTCTTTCCATCGTAATACGTGTTCAGTGCTTTTTCCGCATCCGCTTTTTCCCGTGTCCATTCCCCCGTGGTTTGATTCATCACCCATTCGTCCTGTAGTAAATCTGTCACACACATACCAAACGTACTATTTAATTTATTCTTGCTTTTCATATATTCATAGATTTTATCTGGATTTCCTTTCAACTGACTTTTTGCGATAAAAAAGGACATCATCGTTTTCCGCATACTATCCGGTAATTTGCCGCGCGCGGCTACGTAGCACTCCGAAACGGTGAAAAAGTCGTAAGCATACTGGTTTCTTATGATTGCTAAATCAATCTCTGTTATGGCGATTTCACAACAATCAATAGATAACACGCGCCCGTTGTCGATTATGCAATCTTTTCCGTGCTTTTGACACTTTGATAATGGAATATAAGGAACGGGAATATTTTCTTTTATACGCAAGTTCGAAAATTGTACCCGCATGATTACGCAACGACTAGCGCATAGATTGTCAAATTGGGATTGTGCTGTGATTTTGACCTCGGTAAACGCTGACATGGGATAATAACCCATTGCAATCTGTGCGGGGTAGCTACTCGAGATATCCATACTTCCCATAACGATCGCATTTTCACCTTTTTTCGCCGTAATCGTGTGTCCAGCATGGACGCGGTTTGCGTGAGTATTACCGCCACGGAAAGCATCTTTACAGAGCTGATATTGCTGTAACGTGAGAGCAAGATCATGAAACATATCCGGGTAATATGCGTGTTCGGCTTGCATGGCACGGCGGAACTCGCGGCGGACGTAGCCAGTCGATGTAAGGGGGATTTCCGCGATGTTGTCCTCTTTACGCGCGGCGCGGATGCACTCACATAAACCGCGGACATCATTATAGCAATATCCCTGTTCAACGTCCGTAAGAGGTGTTGTTGGTGTACGTAGTTTTTTGTAATCATACGTATCAACCAGTTTATAATGGGTTACACCCTCACTGTTTTCACAGAATTTCGCAAGACTCATGTTGCTGAGAAAATACGAACAGCGGAACTCAATCCCATAACGATAAGAAAAACATTTCATTACTTTGTGAGCGTCACGCGCAAAAATTTCCGAAAACTCAATGAAATCTTTCATAAACTGGAATTCATAGGAAAGATTGTGTACGTAAACAACTGCACGTTTTTTATCCGATGTTTGCAAGTATAAATGCAGTTTTTCACAAAAAGAAAGAAACTCATTCCATGTGCGACCGAAACATACGGTATCTTTCATGCAAAACTGCCACTGATACATGAATGCCGTCCCTTTTACTACTTTTTCCCCGGTTTTGTTATAGCGCGCGTAATCCAGCTTTTCCAAAGTAGTTGTCTCGATGTCAAACGCCATTTCCACATCATAATAGACGATGGGATTTTTCTTTCTTCCACGCTTGCGGCATTCGCGTACAGTCTGGAAAGACGAGAACGGAAAATCATTGACCGTGTAAATTGTTTCACGTGAAACATTCTCTTTCCCGTCTATCATAACAGGCACTTCTAATTCGTACATTTTTTTCACCTACTTCAATTTTAGTCTAGTTTCTGCAAAAAGTTCTTCTTCTGTGATGTAGCCGTCCAGATACTCTTTATACTCATCCATGATATCTTCGTAATCATAAGTATTATCACTCATTTTCAGAAGAAAATCATCAATGATCTGATTTGAGTCTAACTCTCTTCTCAGACTCTTCTTATATAAGTTGGACGTCAAAAAACGATATAAGTCATTGTAATTGCTTTCGTCTACTTCTTCTGCAATTTTCCCAGACTTGTCAAAACGCCTTTGCAATTCAGCTATTCTGTACCCCTCCAACGTTGTTTCCGGTGAGTTCAAAAACGCAACCATCATATCCCACTCCTGCCGGAGAGATACATCCGATCGTTTTACGCCTTTCAAGAAACGGTTTTTTTCACGCCCTTGCGCCGCAAAAAATTCTTTTACGCGTCCGTACGCCCATTGGTCGCGGGCGTGAATTTTTTCCAATTTGGCAAGGCGGCTATTTGCCGCCTGCGCAACGCGTGGAAGTTCGCGCTTGATCTGGTCGAGTGATAAGTCGAGTTCCTGATAGATACTATAGTCTTTTGACGCTGGCATTATTCGCACCCCCTAATAAAAAGTTTTAATTTACCGGACTCAATTTCGAAACCTAAAACTTCCTCAGACATGAAGTTTTCTTTTCTTTCACTGTAGACTTTTGCGTAATCCATTGCAAATTCCCTTACTAATACGTGATATTCTTCATTAAAAATGGTAACACTAGCGTAAATTTCGACTTCTAAGCACTTCATACCGCAATACATTTTTACAAAATCTTTTACTCTCATGATGAGACCTCCTTAATATAAACAGTGCTCTCCATTTTCTATCGTATACAATGGACACAACGTACAATTATCGTTAGCAGAACAGATAACTGAATGTTTGATTTCAATATAATAAGTTAAATAAGCATAACGAGTGCTTGCGGAATTGTTGGATTTTACAGTAAACCCTACACCAAAACGTCCTTTATATGGTTTCGGATTATAGGTTGCATTTTTACGAATGTAACCGTTGGTCATAGACGAGTGAGAATAGGCATACACTTTAAACTCCATTCCTACTTTTCTTGTTACATAGAAAGGCAGGTCAGCAACGCTATTTTGCATTTTAACAAGTTCTTCATAAGTCATTTTTTGATTAATTCTCATGTTATCCTCTTTTCTCCCCGTATTGCCGATAGGTCAGCAGTTTTCATGTTATCTATTGCAAGACATCTTGTAAGTAGCAGATATTTCCGGTCTAAGATCTGAGTAGTAATAAAAAGCATCTTCCGAAAAATGTTCTCCATTTACTATTTCTATTCCATTTTCATAAATGGAAAAGAAAATTTCACTATTTTCTTTCATAGCTTGTGAACAGAAAGTTTTTACTAATTCATTTGCTGTTAATAATGACTCAACTTTATATCTGAAAATCTCTTTTCCATATTTTGTTACTACAACTTCATAGCCACTTTGTCTCTTAATTTCTTTCATTTTTGTTTCCTCCATTTTCTATTTTGTATGATTGGTTTTCATTGTTTCTGATATTACAATACCACTTTTTCTATAAATATGTCAATACTTTTTCTAGAAAAATTTCTAGAAAATTTATATCACTAATCCTACACAAATAAACCCTACGCCCGTGTCCGTCACCCGGAGGGCAACCGCCTCCGGCGGTCACTGGCCGACAACCGACCGATCACTCACGATTACTAACGTTACACATATAAATAACAGGCAGTCCGCGGAGCGGACGACACCGGGCGATCACAAACGTTACACATATAATCAACCACATGGCAGCCGCGGGCAACCGCGGAGCGGTGACCCCGCAAGGGCAGGCGCGGACGGGAGCGAAGCGAATGGACGCGCCGTGTCCGTCACTCGCGGACACTTTAGCAAACTAAAGTGAGTACCCGTTTCCGATGTGTCCGCGACCCGCGGACAATGCCGCCCTTTTGGCCACTTTTCGGGCAAAATGAGTTAATATAACGGAAGAATTGTGTGTGAATCGGGAGGAAAACGTGAATAATTGTAGAATTGTATAGACAATTAGACGGGACTAACACTTTAGTCGGGTAAAGCGTATTCGTCAAGTTGGAAAAATGCATAAAAATTTCGGGCATATGTGTTATAATAAGTATTAAAAAGTGAACAAATGCAATGAAATAGTTTGCAAAAGCGGTGTCTTTCCCTGGCGGACACTGCTTTTATTGTGCAATGTGCTGTCCGCCCCACGCGGACAAAATTGGGAAAATGTCCGCGTGGGACGGACTGT